ATTCTCAAAAGTGTTTGTGATGAATTAAAAATAGAATGTCATTTAATTTCTATTAAAGAAGCTTGGGTTGCAGAAAACGATTTAGATAAACAAACACTAAAAGTTTCCAACATTGATGGTGAAGGCACAGAAATAGAATTTGATACTTCACGTACAGTAGTTTTCACACGTGCAGGTTCTGTTGATACCGAAGTCGGACTTGCCTTATTATCATCATTTGAACGTGCAGGTGCGTTTATGATTAATGACCGAGATGGTATGTTAACTTGTAATAACAAGATGTCATCTTATCTTGCATTTGAAAGAAATAATATTCCTGTACCAAGAACATCTATTGTATCAAACGTTAAAAGTTTAGAAGACGCTCACAAACGAATTGGTGGTAAATTTCCTGTCATCATTAAAACAATGACTGGTACACAAGGTATTGGTGTATCGATTGTCAATGATTATCAATCCATGGTTTCTGTTATTCAATCGTTATGGAAATTCAAAGCAGAATTAATCATACAAGAACATATGGAATTTGATTATGATGTTCGTACATTAGTTTTAGACGGAAAGATTGTAGGTTGTACAAAGAGAATTAAACCAAAACATGACTTCCGTTCTAATCGACATATGGGTGCAAAAACAGAACCATACAAACTATCAAAAGAAGAAAAGAAATCAGTTATTCTGGCGTCACGAGCTGTAGGTACTACACTTGTGGGTGTCGATCATATTATTGTAAATAGTGAAATAATGATATTAGAATGTAATGGTTCTCCTGGTTTTGGTTCTGATTATATGGCATACAATATTAAAACAGGTAAACCAGTTGAAAGAACAAACAACAAAGGTATTATGAAAAATATTATACAATATATTCAAAAACCTATAAGAAGAAAACCTTCGTTTCAAATTGAAAGTGGGTATTTAGAAAGAATTGAAATTGATGGTATTGGACCTATTCGTGCAAAATTTGATACAGGTAATGGTACAAAGGCATCAATGTTTGCAGTTGATGAATTAGAAATAAATGGTAAAGTTGCCAATTGGTCTTATAAAGGTAAAAAGTTTAAAAGTAAAATTATTGGTGTAAGTAATCCTGAACATATTAATATGAAAGAAGAAAGACCAATTATAGAATTAGACATTAAGTTTAATAATAGAATTTATAATAATGTGCCTTTTGGTCTAACAAAAGAAGATGCAAAAAGTACCATATTGATCAATCGTGACTTATTGACACGTTTTAGAGTTTCAGTTAATCCAAATAGAAAATTTGTTTTATCTGATTATATTGAAAAAGAAGACAACAACGACACTTAAAGATTGACTTTTCAATCGTTTTGTGATATAATAACATTATGCCTAAAGTGACTTTCTTAGATAAAAATAATAATCATATCGAAACAGTAGAAGTTCCTGAAGATACAACAGTCATGGAGGCTGCAAGATTCTATTCAAAGAATGAATACATAGAAGGCATAGAAGCAATCTGTGGTGGTTCTTGTGTTTGTGGTACTTGTCATGTTCATGTGACAGACGAATGGTTAAATAAAATTGATCCTATTGATGAGAACACACCTGAACGCTCTGTGTTAGAATATAATGAAAAGTATGATGAGAAACATAGTCGTTGTGGTTGTCAAATGGTTTTATTCAATCAACATGACGGAATAGTGGTGAAAATACCTTGAACGATTTTTATACAAATGTAGCTCAATTTGGTAACGAAATTCTTATACGTGGTGTACAGAATGGTAAATCATTTGATGATCGAGTTTATTTTCAACCAACCATGTATCATCAATACAAAGACAAAACAAAATACAAATCTCTGGATGGCAAATACTTAATTCCTAAAAAGTTTAAATCAATCAAAGACGCCAAAGAATTTATTCAACGATACGAAGGTCATGATGGTTTTGCCTATGGTATGGAAAGATTTAACTATCAATATATTTCTGATTATTATCCTGATGATGTTGATTATGATCTAAAGAAAATTAAAATCTTTACTATTGATATTGAGGTTGCCTGTGAGAATGGTTTTCCAGATCCTGGTGATGCCAATGAAGAAGTTCTTTGTATCACAATTAAGAATCATAACAATGGTAAAATCGTTGTTTGGGGTACAGGTGATTTTAAAACAGATAAAAAGTATGTACAATATATTCATTGCCATTCCGAAACAAATATGTTAATTGATTTCATTACTTTTTGGCAACAAAACTGTCCTGATATTATCACAGGTTGGAATAGTAAACTATTTGATATGGCGTATCTTTGTAATCGTATTATTAAAATGCTTGATGAACGACAAGTAAAAAGATTATCACCATGGGGTGTTGTACGTAGTGATGATTTAAATATTATGGGTAGAGTTTATCCACGTTTTAATATTCTTGGTGTATCACAATTAGACTACTTAGATTTATATAAAAAACTTACTGTTAAAAACCAAGAGAGTTTTAAACTAGATCATATTGCAGAGGTTGAACTTGGTAAAAAGAAAGATGATAACCCATATGAAACATTTAAAGAATGGTACACTAAAGATTATCAATCGTTTGTTGATTATAATATCCAAGACGTTGAACTAGTTGATCAATTAGAACAGAAACTTAAACTAATCGAATTATGTATTACCATGGCATACAATGCCAAAGTGAATTATGAAGATATCTTTTCACAAGTACGAACATGGGATTGTTTAATTTATAACTATCTTCGAAAGAAAAACATACCCGTACCATTAAAGAAAGATAGTGATTCACAAGATTTAGTTGGTGCCTATGTAAAAGATCCTGAAGTTGGATTACATGAATGGGTTGTATCATTTGACTTGAACTCTCTATATCCACACCTGATTATGCAATATAATATCTCACCCGAAACGATTGTCAATTCTAAAAATGATTTAGACATTGATAAGTTATTAATAAAGAAATATAATCTATCAAAACTTAAAGATAAGAACATTGCAGTTGCGGCTAATGGTACAATGTATCGAACAGATGCACAAGGTTTCTTACCAGAAATTATACAAAAAGAATATGATGATCGTGTCAAATATAAAAAGTTAATGATTCAGGCACAACAAGAATATCAAAAGACAAAGAATAAAAAGTTACTTGATGACATTGCTAAATATCATATCATACAATTTTCAAAAAAGATTTCATTGAACTCAGCTTATGGTGCGATTGGTAATCAATATTTCAGACATTACGATCATCGAATGGCAGAGGCAATTACGACATCTGGTCAATTATCAATTCGTTGGATTGAAAAAAAGATGAATGAGTATTTAAATAAACTGATTAAAACTGATAACAAAGATTACATTATTGCTTCAGATACAGATTCAATTTATATTAATATGTCTGGTCTTGTTGATAAGATTGGTAAAAACTTAGACACAATCAAAGTGGTCAAGGCACTAGATAAGTTTTGTGAAGAAAAGATTGAACCTTATATTGATAGTTGTTACCAAGAATTGGCAGACTATATGAATGCCTTTGATCAAAAGATGCAGATGAAAAGAGAAGTAATTGCAGACAAAGGCATTTGGACTGCCAAGAAAAGATACATTCTCAATGTTCATAACTCAGAGGGTGTTCAATATGCAGAACCACAATTAAAGATCATGGGTATTGAAGCAGTCAAAACATCAACACCACAAGTGTGTCGTTCAAAGATTAAAGAAGCACTAAAGATTATTATGACCCAATCAGAAAAAGAATTACGAGAGTTTGTTAATACATTTCGAACTGAGTTTGAACATCTATCACCAGAACAGATTGCATTTCCTAGATCGGTTAAAGGTTTAAAGAAGTATGCAGATCCTAATTCTATCTTTCGTAAATCAACACCAATGCATGTCAAAGGTGCTCTCATCTATAATCATATACTTAAAGAAAAACGATTACAAACAAGATTCTCTTACATCAACGAAGGTGATAAAATTAAATATGTTCTATTGAGAAAACCAAATTCACATCAAACAAATGTTATATCGTTTATGACAAAGTTACCATCACAGTTTAACTTTCATCCTTTGATTGACTATGATCAACAGTTTCAGAAATCATTCTTTGAACCATTACGATTTATCTTAGATGCAATTAAGTGGAAAGTAGATGCCAGTGGTATGAATACCATAGAAAGTTTTTTTGCCTAATGTACAAACCATATTTACTTAAAGATGTTCATAACGCATCTAATCAAAACAAGTTTAATGTTATTTCTACCTTTGCAGGTGGTGGTGGTTCTTCTACGGGTTATCGATTAGCAGGTGGTAAGATTTTATGTGTAAATGAATTTGTTGAAGAAGCACAAAATACATATAAACAGAATTATCCAGACACTCCAATAATCCCTGGCGACATCAAACAGTTAAAAGGTAGTGATTTTTTAGATATTGCAGGAACAATAGACATTGACATACTAGACGGGTCTCCTCCTTGCTCAGCGTTCTCTGTGGCCGGTAAATTAAGTCATTCTACGGGTGGAAAACATTCAGATGGTTGGGGACAGACAAAGAAATACTCTGATGGTAAGATGGTTGAGAATATTGAAGATTTGTTTTTTGAATTTCTAAGAGTGGCAAATGATATTCAACCAAAAGTGATTGTTGCAGAAAATGTTGCCGGATTGACAATAGGAGAAGCGAAACAATATTATAATAAGATATTAAATGAATTTGAAAAGATCGGTTATGAAGTATCATCACAAGTTTTAGATTCACGTTATTATGGCGTATCTCAAACAAGATCACGTGTTATCTTTATTGGTGTAAGAAGTGATATTGCAGAAAAAGTTGGATTAAACTTTATGAATATTAATGGCATCTTTCCACAACCAGATAAAGATGTTATACCATTAAAAGATGTATTGATTGATTTAGAATATGATGAAGAAGAAATAAAGTATCTAACCGAGAAATGGTCAAATACAGCATACTATAAACAAACTGTAAGTTTAATGCCAATCAATCCAGAAAAGGTTTTGACTGGAGGGGATTATCATCCAAAGGGACATCACTTCAATGTGAAAAGAGTATCACAGTATGCACCTGCACCAACACTCACAGCAATGGGTTCTGGTGAAACAACCGCAGGTGCTTGTCATTGGAGTGAAGCACGAAAATTAACACTTGGGGAATTAAAAAGAATTATGTCTTTACCAGATGATTTTAAACTAACAGGAAAGTGGACACAAAAGGCAGAACGAATTGGTAGAATGGTTCCTCCATTGATGATGAAAAGAATTGCGGAATCTGTCTATGAAAATGTTCTGAGTAAATTAAAATAAATATGACTATGCCCATAACAGAAAAAGAATATTTTAATCTCCAAGAGTATTGGGATTATCAACGTAAGGTTGAATACAATAGAGAACTATGTCTTGCTAAAGTTAAACAACTATGGGCAGAACATGAGG